TACTATTGCTCCAGCAGGTCCAAAAAAATAATTAGAAAGAGTGGGCACCAATCCCTGTCTAATAAGTTTTGTACTCCACTTAGATTCTTTTGCAGGAGTAGAAGATTTTACAGATTTCTTTTTTACTGCAGCAACTTGCTTTGGCTTTACTGAAGTTGTTTTTTTAGTTTCTGGCATTACTTATAAGAAATTTGAGAAGGTGCTACAAGGAATTGACTAACTAAATGTATCTCTGAATTGTTGTCTAATATATGTCTTATTTTTAAATCTTTAGCTCTAAAAGTTTCTTTTCTAAATGTTCTAGTTCCATAATCCATATTAGCCTGATTCACCACCTTATCTATAGAAAGAGATTCACAAGTTCTGACAAACAATGGAGATGCTTTATCTTTTACTAAAGACCAGAATGTATTGTACTGATAGAAGTTATCACTCTTAGTGTAGGTGATAGTTTTACTTTCTGTATTATACTTAGGGTATTGTAAGTATCCACTTAAGTTATTAATAGGCTTAGGCACAAGTTCTAGTATTCCAGAACTCTGTTGCCCATTGTATACCACAGCTTTATTGAACCATGCATTATCTATTTCTATCTTATCACACTCATCTGCAACAAAATCTGTATCAGAAATATATTTATACACTCTAGTGTAGTCTTTTACATTCTGCAAGATTTCATCATAGTATTGATAAGCAAAAGGATACTCTATAATATAAGGTTCTGTATTGCCATAGAAAGTATTGTATATACTAAGATTTCTTAGATGTCTCCATACACATGCATTTCTAGTAGGAACATATTTTGTACTAGCAATCTCACTAGGATAAGTGGTGCCAATACTAAAGTTACGTTTAGTTTTACATTTCCCTATAGACTCTATAACAATAATTTCAACAGAGTCCTCTACTAAATAAGCTTTACCAGCAATCAATTCATTTCTAGATACAGAAGCATCATATATAGTATCCACACCATTTGATATTACAAATGGTCCAGCTCCTATTGAACTGCTTTTTAATTTTATATATATAGTCTTTGCCATCTGTTATAAATTAAGTTCCACAATCAAGGCCAGTATTTGACCCAACTACTCCTGTTCCTATATTTAAATTATACACTATTCCTGTACCAATAAAGTCTACATATATATAACCTGATACAACACTTGTTAATCCTAAATCAAAATATAAAGTTATACCTTCTGTAAACTCAGGGCTTAATGAATATACTGTTGTAAATGGTTGAAAACATACATTTGATAATGATGTTTCATCTAGTCGCACGTTATAAGTATAAACAGTAGGGGCTTCTGTAGTTGTAGTAGTTGTAGTAGTTATCAACAACGCATCTCCTTCTAAACCACAATCAATAGCTACTGTAGTAGTTGTTGTTGTAGTTGTAGGCTCAGTTGTAGTTGTAGTCGTAGTCGTAGTAGGTTCTGCAGTGGTAGTTGTAGTTGTAGTCGTAGGCTCTAGAGTAGTAGTAGTAGTAGTTGTGCTACTAGTACTGGATGTTGTAGTACTTGTAGATGTACTTGTACTACTGCTTGAGGTAGTTGTTGTCACTTCTCCACAAGGATATTCTGAAATTATTTCAACTGATCCTATAGTTGTTGTAAACCCACTTCCATCTGTACATATACTGAAAGTTCCTGTAAATGTAATTGTAGAATAGGTATTTTCACAATTAAACCATTCTATTGAAGAACTCTCTGCTGCAAATAAATCATAACCTATACATCCACTAATTAGTGTAGTGGTGGTTGTAGTAGTTGTAGGCTCAGCTGTTGTAGTGGTTGTTGTTGTGGTTGGTTCTGCAGTGGTCGTGGTTGTAGTGGTTGTTGGTTCTGCTGTTGTAGTTGTGGTCGTAGTAGAACTAGTTGAAGATGTTGTAGTTGTTGTAGAACTACTTGAAGATGTAGTTGTTGTGGTGGTTGGTGTAGCAGTAGTGGTAGTAGTAGTAGTGGTTATTTCTAACGCATTTCCTTCTAAAGCACAGTCATACACTCTAGCATTCCCTTCTAAAACACAATCAATAATCCTTGTTGTTGTTGTTGTAGTTGTAGGTTCTGGACCTATCTCAGCTACAATTGCATCAATTAACCCACAACAATCATTCAATCCTGAATAGAAGAAATTACTTTCTCCTATATACCAATTAGGTAAATAACTATGAAATGAAATCCAACTCTTTGTATTAAAGTTAAAAGATATAGACCAAGATTTATTACAGAAGTAATCAAGATCTGTAAGATACACTTCAGTTAATATTTCTTCTTGATTTATTATTTCTTTTAAATAATACTTCTGATCTATATTATCATATATAATATCTTTAGTCTTTGGAATGTAATCCAGTTTTGTAATAATTATTCTATCATACTTACTATCAAATACACCATGTAATCCTACACCAGTGAAATGATTATCTGTATCCACTTCTGGGAAGTATTTTAATATTTCAAAAGCCAAATGATCTGTAAACCATCTATTCATACCAGAACCATATCCAGATAAATCTGTAGCTTGATTACCAGCAATTAAGAACACTTGTCCTCTCTTAGCATCTATTGTTATTTGACCTTGTGGGATCTTTAATAACATCTTATTTTGAGATCCTACATATCCAAGATCTGTTTCTGCAAAGTCTATTGCAGGAGCTGAGGCAAATAATTGATCATTGCCAATATATGCAGCTTTAGGATTACTTGTATCAATAGTAAGAAGAGTGTTATAAAGTAAACTCTTATTTTCAAATCTAGCAAGAACAGCTTTATTCTCTATACCATCTAAGGAAACTAAATCTCCATAGTTTTGAGGAAAATCAAAATAAGAAACTGCTCTTTATATTAACCAGTTATTCACTTCATTACCTGCATCTGTAATTTGAGATTCAGAATATATCGCTCTAAAAGGAAATACTGTTTTACAAAGTTCAGGAGTCCAGTTAATAGGAAGATGACTAAAGAAGTTTTCTCTATTTTGTTTAGAATAAGTAGTGTTGTAGTAGTATGTATTATCCTGAGCTATAGACACATTACTTTCTTGAACCCAATCATCAGGAATATTTGTACTAACATGTGGCCAGAAGTCTCCTTCTTTATTATTAAATGCTTGACGTAAGTCTACATTATATCCTGATTCACAATAGAAATAAGGAATACCATAAGCAAACAAATACATCTTACCATCATAATAAGTTCTTCCTGGACTAGTCTCAGGAGTTTGAGAATTAGGACAATCTAAATTATGGGCCTTAAAAGATATAAAATTTATTAATGTTATGTCATCTACACTAGCATTACTTAACACAGATCTACCAGAATACCAGTATTTAGGATAAGCCAGATTTCCTATTTCATCATAGTATATATCAGAATCATCAGGAGCTCCCACTCTATTATCTATAAAGAAAGGAAGCTTTGTTTTAAATGCAAACTTATTAATAAATGTATCTCCTCCAAATACAGTTCCATAAACAGGAGATGTAATAGGAGTGATGTCTCTTTGGAATCCTGTATCTATTGTTTCATAAGAATAGATTTGTCCCCATTGATTTGGAAATTGATTCTTTAAAGAAGCATAATAAGACACTACATCAATTTTGCTTATTTCCTCTGGCTTACTACAATCTTTTTCAGAAAGTATATATCTAGAATTATCTGTAACATTGGATATTCCACTAGGAGCTATTGAAGGAGTTTTGTCTGGAAAAGGTAAAGGAGGTCTATCTTCTGTTGTCTTTAAAAATACAGAAGATTCTCTTTGCCAATTATTAATATTTTTATTATCTCCAACACTTTGTACTCCTGGAATAAGATATTGTTTAATGTCAAGCTCTCTTTGTTTGATACCCAGCACTCCAGAAGCATCTGTAGCAGCATTATTAATTTCAGCACCATAGTCATAGCTTCCTATAGAATTAAATGAATAAGCATAGTTACGTCTAGTAATTCCATTAATATAAATGGTTAAGTAAGCTTGATATGCTGCAAATAATACAGAAGCATCTAAAGGACTTGTGATCTTAGCAATATTAGTAGCACTCTTTAAAGCATCTTGTTGAGCTTCTTTAGATATCATCCTAAATAAAGCATTCTTTTTCACTTGAACAAAGTGAGCTCTTCCTGCTCCAAACATTACACTCTCTAACTTAAGAATGGATCCTAAAAAAGGTTGACCAAAAGAAGTTTCTGGGGAGTTAAATACCTGTCTGTATTTAGAAGCATCTGTAGTAAATCCTTTTAAATTACTAGGTACACAAATATCATATCCTACTTCTTCTAATACTGTAATAGTAAAGTTAGTATCTCCTTCAATAAATTCAGGAGGAACTAAAGAATTATATACACTTGGTCCTGTCATACCCACTCTAGTTTTATTAGGAGGTTGTGTACAACAAGGTTGAGGAATAGTTTGGTTGACACAAAAGTCACATACAGATGCATAAGGTGCAGGATCTCCACAAGCTCCAGTAGCATTTATTGTAGGAAAGTGAATATAGAAATCTGCAGAAAAACTTCCTTCATTAGGAGTTATAAGATATCTTTTATATGTATTAGCTTGAAAACATCCTGTTCCACTTGTAATTCTAGGAGAAGGAAAATCTAAACAACAAAAAGTTAATTGTTCTCCTACTGTAGTAGATTCTTTAGTTACAATTGTATTTGTGTAACAATCAATATACTCTACTATAAAAGCTCCTCCTATAGGCACAGTATTAACTGTAACTGTAAAGTTTCTACATACAGAAGTAGTTGCTTCTCTAGAGTTAGCAGTGTATGCATTATTTTGTGCTAATAAAAAAGGATCTTCAGATAGATCATTATAAGGATAGTTAGGATAGTAATATTCTGTTCCTTCTCTATTATAAAGACCTACGTTTCTTAAAATACCTTTAGCAACAATAGACTTGTTTGTAGACCTATCCCCCCTAACAATTTTAAATCCTTCAATATTATCTTTTTCAGCTTGAGAAAGATTTGAGAATCCAATTAATGCAGCTATTTGTGAAAGATCCACCTTCACTCCTATTGGTAAAACAGCATCTTGCTGTACAACCATAGCACTTGCAGATGTAAATAAAGCAGACTCGTATATAGGACTAACAAGGACATCTGGAAACTTATGATGTCTAATAGGAGTGTTAGCTAAGTTTCCCCAAATTAATTCATTACAGGGATATACATCTGTAGATTCCCAATACGCAAATTGACCATATTGATAGTTTCCCTTGTAATCAGGAGAGTTTGAGTATTCTGGAGAAATTCCTTCTACAGTAGCACTGTTGTATATTTTCCACCAAGGACTAGTTCCTGTACTAGGATCTGGTTCTCCAATAAAATCATTATTAGTGGGAGAAACAGGGTATAAGTCATTTGCATTAGCTGATCTTCCAGGAATGTGAAATCCATCAGTTTGTTTTCCATTCTTTAACAAGAATACAATTTCAAAGGCATACACCTCATCTCTCATATACCCACGTAGATTGGTTGCATTTAATTCATCAGCATAGTTTTCTGTATTAGGAATTCTATATGATTGCCACTGAAGTGTGATGTTGTTAGCTATCCCTTGATAGTTAACTTTATCTATAGAAGTAAGTTGGTCCCATACAAGAACATCTCTAACCATTGTAAGATCTTGAGCAATATCATAGTAAGGATATTTTTCAAAGATGTCTAATACAGTGAGACGTATTTGTTCTTGATTTTGACCAGTGTACGTTAACACTGTTGAGCCTTCATCAATAAAGTATGTACCAACTAATTCTACAGATGTAATTGCATTAATAGTTTTTATAACAGCTAAGTTATAATATTGCCACTGCCCTGTTACATCTAGATTAGATATAGTTAGTTCAATAGATCTACCTACTTGATAATTAAAATTAAGAGTGGTAAGCTGAGGATCTGCAATAGGAGTGGGATTAGTTACAGAATAATAAGAGGAATATCCATACCCATTAGCATCAGAATATTGTATAGCAAACTGATAAGTTCCTGCTGTAAGATCTCCTGCACTTATAACATTAGTCACTCTTAACTCAGGAATAGAAAAATTAGGTTGTATCAGTAATTGATTACAATCTAACTCTGTAGTATAATTAGGGTCACAAGCATTTGAAGAAAATGTCTGTATATAAGGAATGTTTTCAATATCTAAATATCTTCTTGGATTAAATCCATCTGTCCAATATATTTCTGTTGTACAGTTTGTTATCTTATGTACTACTTTGTGAATTGGGTGATTGATATTAAAATTTAAACACTTAGCACCTACAAGTTTATGATAAGCACAATCATTATTGTTCATGTATCCTATCTCAGAATCTTCTGTTTCAGGATTTACAAGAAAGAATATGTGTTTATTTTTTTCAAAAATAGCATGAGTACCAATAAGTTGATATCCTTCAGGAAAATTAAAGCACAGTTCATTGCCTGGCTCATTCTGATAGTTTACAGAATTAGAGTCAAAGTTTTCAACAGATGCATTTAATGCATAAGTTAAACTACCTTTAGAAATCTGATTTACAGTTTGATCTAAGTTTAGGCCAGCTGTTGCAGTATTAAATCCTAAATTAATATTATTTTGAGTATTACTACTGTCTTGAGATCTATCTAATTCTTCAGCCATTGTTATTAGTTATTACGTCTTCTACCATACCTATCAGAGGCATTAGGAAGTCCATACATATTAAACCTATTTAGATCATTCTTGATTCTTCTCTGCTTAGTCCAAGCATCTTGTTTCTTGATCTCAATGTCTGCCATTATAAATGCTTCATCATGAAGTTGCTTATAGTATAACATCTTTTGTTGTATTTGATTAAATGTTTCATCATTGATTTGATTAGACAAAGTTTCAAATACTTTATACTTTATAAATGCTTCTACAAATTCTCTAATACGATAGTTATCAGGAATCATTTGATTACCTCCATTATCATATTCTGTAGCATACATAATTAAGTGTACTATTCCATTTCTAAAATTAGTAACAAATTTGTTATCTCTAACATCAAAAGAATCATAGCTTGCAGATCCTGGAGTAAACTCCCTCGCATTGCTCCATGATTGGTTGTATTCTAAGCTACAGTTTTGTTTTGCAGAAATATTTCCTGGCTTTAATAAATATTCTTTTTTATATCCTCGCTCAATAGAGGTATTAGTCTTGTAGACAGCTTGAATTAATTCAGGCATACATGTACCCTCACACTGAGGATTGTAGCACGTAGGACTATTGCAGGGTTGACCCCCAACAGTTAGGGGAGCCACTTGTATAGTAGTGATGGATGCTGCTTGTGAATAAAAAGAATTTGCACTTTGGTAAGGGGTCAAAGGAATTTCTGAACACATCCATGCTTCTCTAACAGCAAAAAAGTTATCAGGAAGTCTCACCTCAAAGTCACATATCTCTAATGCTTGTTCAGCAATAACATAAGAAGATCTTCCTAACTTTCTTAGGCACTTATCTAAGTAGGTTGGAAACAATAAGTCATCTACAGCACCTGTATCAAAGTAGCTTTTTAATTCTTCTTTGATAGTAGCATAAACTGGTTCAGGGGAAACAAAATTGTATTTGTAGTAGTAACTCATATTCTTAAATTATTTTTTCCATTCTTGATATAGATATTGATACTTATCTTCAATCTTTAGAAAGTGTGAGAGTAGTCTTGATGTAGATCTGGTAGGTTTAAAGTACCAAAGTTCTAAGTGTTTAAATCTAGCTGTGTCTTTGAACCACATCCAGCCAAAGAAATATCCTTCTGTATGATAGTTGAAGTTATAAATAACTTTTCCTTTTTCTTTAGTCTTTTGCCAATCTATAGGAAGATTAACAAATTCTTTACCATTTATTCCTTTAATCTTTTTTCTTTTCTTTTTATTGATAGAGAATTCTCCAAATCCAAAAGGAAGCTTAGCTCTCTCTCCTGTTTCTAGAATGTATTCTTTATATGATTCATTAAAGGAATAAACTATATTCTTCCATTCTTCAAAGGATAGTTTTATAGAAGAATGTTTTTTACAGAAATTGTTGTAGTTATCTTTACTTGAACTTCTCCAATCTGTTTTGGTTCTCATATTTATTATCTTGTAGGAGGTACATTTGGAGCTTGTCCATCTAACCCATCATCTGTAATATCAGTCTTTAATTGGAAATAAGTAGAAAGAAGCTTTTGTGAAACTAGATCTAGCACTTGTTTTTCTAAATATCCTGGAAGAGAAAATGGTTTATCTAATGGGTTCATGCACCAGTCTTCATTAGTTGGTCCACAACCTCCACAACCAGATTCAGGATACATAACTTCATTAGGTACTTCTTGTTCAAAACAAGCAGCAAGTCTAATTGCTTGAAGCATTGGATTACTTATGTATAGATAATCATTTAATATCCAATAATATTCCTGATTCTTTATAACAGGAAGTTTTATCAAATTTGTATATCTATTTATAGTAATCTCTTTTAACTTAGTTCCTGTGCCTCCCATAGCATTAATAGAATACACTCCTTGAATTAAGTATTGATAATTACCTTCTGATATACGAGGAATCTTAAACTTAGTTCTTGCTACAGAACAAGGATCTTGGTAGTCACAACATTCAGAAATAGGAACCTCTATCATTTCTAAACAAGGGATAGTAGTAAATAAAGTACTAGTAGCCCAGAGCTTTCTAAGATTAGTCTCTCTCTTGATCAATAAAATACTATTGTTCCTCACCTCAGAAGCAATAGCACGATCTGTGATAAGACTGTCTGTAGACAAAATCTTATGCATTGAACGTATATCTGAAACTAATTTTCTTAATGTTGACATGTTATTTATAATCTAAATTCAAATTCTGAAATCTTTCCAGAATCTTTATCATATACTAAAGCAAGAGCTGCTCTAACGCTATGAACATAATTGTTATCTAGATGCCATCTATCTGTACCAGAAAGACTAGGCATTTGTTGTATTCTCACTCCCTTCACTTCTTTAGCCATGTAATGATGCTTATCTCCTGTATGCACTTCTCTATAAGTAGCATTACCAAATTCTTGGCTGTATTCAGGATGAGTTGCAAACAATAAAGGAAGATCTTCTATTTTACAATTACCATGGTGATAACCAATAAAAGTTTTACCTAATACAACAGCTTTTATTACACTATGCTCTCTACTAAAATAAATATTAGGATCTGCAGCAAAGTAAACTTCTAAAGCATGTGCTAGGTAATAAGACTTAGTTCTATCATGATTACCTTGAACTAATACAACAATCACTTTATTACAAGCTTTTTTCATCATCTCAATTGTCTTAACAAGTAGAGAGAATCCCATTTCATATTCATCAGAATAACTAACAATGGTATCTTGAGGAGTACCATTAGTTGTTTGGTGTTGATAGTTGTCTGTATGGAAAAAATCGTTTGATATTGGAAACACTATTGTATTAATATTATACACTGCTTTTACATCATATACTAAAGATGTAGCTGCTGTAAAATATCTTTTACATCTTGTAGCTGGGGAATTATCTCCATCAACATGTCTCTTAGCTAAATGATAATCAGATAAAGAAACTTCAACATCAACTGTTCTATTATTAGAATTGAGTTCAGGTTGTTTTTGTTCTTTGTAATTAGACTTATAATTTTGTAAAAACTTTGCAAAGTCTTCAGGAGAATAATCTTTAGGTTGTTTTAATGAACAAAATACTGAAGAACTAAACTTTCCTGAAGGTATTAACTTAGACCAGTATCTGCTAATAACATATTTGTCTAGATTAACTTTATGTGCTTTAGCTAATTCAATATCATCTTTAGGGTCAAAGTCAAGTATAACTGTGCTTTCTATTGTTCCTTTTTCATTATTTACTTTCTTTATACTAGACTGAGAATGAGGGATATTTTTATCTGGATATAATTCTTTGAGTAATTCTTCTACTCTACTTTCACTAATTCCAAGTTTTTGTGCGTAAAAACTTTTACTTTTTTTCCATTTCATCAATAATTGTAATTGATGTAAAAGGGACTGGCTTTCAGACATATATAGTCGAGTTTAGTTAAAATTTTAGTAAAGATACAAAATAGTTTTTTAAAATACCAAATAATTTAAACTAAGTAGGTTATTAGGTATAATCAAACTAGTTATAAAACAAAAAACTCCTAGAGATGTAACATCCCTAGGAGACCCTGTAAAACCAACAAAACAGGATTTTAATAATTATGCTACACAGGCCACAACATTTGTTATTGCCCCAGTAGTGTTATTATACTCTCCTCTATAAAAAATAGGAGGTGCATCAGTAGATAATACAAACAATATAAAATATCCTGTAGGTATACTAGGATTAATATATGGATCAGATAAAGGACTACCATTATTATAGAATAAAGTTACACCTAATGGTGTTGTAGATGCTGCCCATTTAGATACTTCTGACAATGTTACATATGTATTTATTTGATCACATGCATCCCCTGTTGATTCAGCATATCCATAAAGTTGGTATTGCGTTCCTTCAATTGGAGCAACAGAAGTGGTAGTAGTAGTTGTACTAGTGCTAGTAGATGTACTAGTACTTGTGCTAGACGTAGTGGTAGTTGTAATTCCTGATATAGGAAAATCTACATAGTTAGTACAAGCAGAGTTAGACTGAACTCTAATTATTGTAGAACCATCTGGAACTACTACACTTGTGTATCCAGCCTCTAAAGCTGCTTTTGATACAGAAACTTCAAAGGGGGCTAAATATCCATCTGCATCAGAATAAAGACTAAAAGGTCCTGTGTCTGCACCTGCAAGTGTAAGGGTTATTAGTACTGTCATATTAGATGTCATATTATTGGTTTATAAAATAGTAGTGGTAGTAGTAGTTGTAATAGGACAAGAAGATACCAGTTGACAAAAATAAGCTTTTAGTACTGGGTTTTCTTCTATAGCAACAATGATGTGAGAAATAAACGCATCAGAGCACATTCTATCATCAATCTTCTGTAATGCTATTTCTAGATTATCTTGAGATTGAATTCCTGTACATGCTAAGTTTGGTCCATTATATATAATCTTGTCACTTGTAAGACATAAAGAATTATTATAACCCCCTCCACATGAAAATGGATAAGCAATTCTATAAGCATTATAACAAGGCATTCCTGGTAAACAAGACATATGATTTAAGTATTAAGGTAAGTATATAATGTAATAAGTAGCCCAAACAGGTTGAATGTTAGTATGAGATTGACCTCCTCCAGCACTTTGATTTGTTACTTGTACAGTAATATTTGTAATAGCAGAAGACGTAGTAGCTGTTTTTGCAAAATCTAAAAATGCAGTACCAGTAGTTCCTCTTTGGTAATCAATGCCAGATACAGTAGTATAAGTATGAGTATGCCCTGGGTCAGTTATAGCAACTGTATTAAGATGTGTATGTGCTGGAATTTGTGGTGTAGTTAATGTAACTGTATTCACACCAGCAACAGAGTTTAAAGAATAGTTAGGATTACCTGCAACTGCTGGATCCACCACTACACTCATAGCTCCCCCAGGAACTCCTGCTATAGCACCTACACCCACTCTTCCTCTTTTATCAGGAGTACCATTTGATCCATTACATAAGTAGATTTTATCCCAACCTAATCCTGCTAATCCAGCTCCACCAGCATCAAAATTAGATAATGGACCATAGTATTCTACAGCAGTGTAAGGAACCATCTTTGCACTTTGTTGTGTTGTAGGAGATACACTATCTAAATAGGCTTGGATTAAATCATTTAAATCTGCAAGCTTTACATAGTTAGTGTCTACATCTAATGCAAGGGCTACTAAAGCAGCATCCACTTCACAAAGTTTTGTAATAGTAGCTTGAAGGATATCATGTGTACCACTATCTGCAACTACACCATCTAAACAATCTACAGTGTAATCAGCTTCTATGTCTAAGACTTGAGCAGCTATAACATCTATTTGTGTTTGTAAATCACAGGTGGCTTTAATCAAAGCTGTAAATAAATCTAAAGCTGTAATCTCTTCTGGCACTTCTAAATATTCTGCAACTAAATCACAGATTACTGAAGGTTCTATATCAAGTATAATTCCTGTTCCATCTAATGCAGATTGTAGATACGTAATAATAGCATCTTCTACAAAGGATAAAGTATCCCCATTAGAAATACCAAATTGAGGAATATCAATTCCTGTATACCTAACACATTTATCTGAGACTATTTCAGCACAGCCATTAAAACAATTTGAGCAGTTATTCATTATTTATATTTTAAAAGTTTTATTCTACTAGCTATCATTGCTACAGTGTATCCAGGGGCATAATTCTCATTACAAAATTTATACTCTAGTATTCTTTTGTAATTAAGAAGATCAATCATAGCTCCTGCAGGCACTGGTTGATTCAATGAATATATAAGGTTGTTATATAAATTACTGGAAAGCTCTTTGAGCTTACAGTTTATGTCATTTAGTAATGCAGGTATAGTTGTGCATTCTGGACAATTAGTTAATCTAGGAGTTAACATAATTTATAATTTGTTTAAGTTTTGCACCAGCAGCTGCACACATTGCACACAGACCATTTTTTAATTGGCATCCACAACCAAATGTGGCTTTACATCCTCTACAAGTAGCCATATTATACGAAGTTTAATAAGTAATTATTACCTGAACAATAGCAATTATTTCTAATGAAATTATTTAACATCTTATCAGCCTGAGCATAAAGTTTATTAGATTCATCTATAGCACAATTATTAGCAGCAGCAAGAGATCCCTGTATAAAGAAATATATACTTGTTAGATCTACTTTCTGTTGTGTCTTAATAGCTCTATCACATTCCATCATATCCAACTTCATAAATGCTTCATCAAACTTCTCTTGTATCTTATCTATTCTCATTATAGTTTTTTCTACAAAGTTTAAATAGGCAGGAGCAATAGAATATCTAAGAGTGTACACTCCATCTGGAATAGGCAATAGTGGCTCCCCAAGAAGTGTTAAACCTAAAGATGCTGAAGTAAAAACATTAAAATCATTTACAACAAAGGGAAGTACTACTTTTCCAAAAGAAGGAACATCAATCTCAATAGTAGGAGAAGTTACAACAGGAGGATCTGTAGGATAGGTTGATGCATCTGCAATTCCTATAGTTAATGTACTATAGGTAGGTATTACTAATATATCTAAGTTTAATGCTGGCATATTGATTTTAAATAAATATGCCAGAGGATCTGAGATTTAATCCTCTCACCTCTGGCATAGGTTTGGTATTATACAACTATTGTTTTGATTAAGGAATCAAAGTTGAAGTAGTTGTAGTTGTAGAAGGAGCCTCAGTAGATGTAGTGGTTGTAGTTGTGATACAAGTGCTATCACTAGCAACTGCACCAAGACCTGCAACTAACACTGCTTCAATAGCAGCACCAATTCCACTTACATCTGAGTTAGGAGCAGCAATGATCACCATAGAATCTTCCATGATATAATCACCCCACTGGTAAGCAGACTTGTTATACTCATTAAACTTAATGTAATAAGTGTCATAAGTAACACCTTGAGATACCCAAGACTCGAAGTTCTCGTTGTATCCAGCCATTCTGTAAAGATGCTTTAAGTAACCTGCTTGGTAGCTGTAGTAGTTTTTCTCTAATTGAGCAATCTCAGCAGAACCACCATAAGGATAAGAAGAACGTTGTACAATTACAGCATCAGCAACAATATCACAATTATCAGCAACAATAAAGTCAGCAGTAGTAGCTGGACCATTGAAGATAAATGTTCTAAAGTACATTCTATCATATTCGTAAGGGAAAGCAGCAACATCACATGGCTGACCATATACAGTTAGAGGTTTTCCAGTAATACGAAGGATAGCATTTGCATCATCACCAACACGCTCAAAAGTGTAGAAAGTGTTGAAACTAATGTTGTCAGGATTATTTCCTGGAGCTTGTTGTCTAAGCTTAATGATAAACTGATCAATCAAAGCAGGAACATCAACAGTTGTACAAGGATCACCACCACAGTCACAGCAAGGAGCTTGAACAGTTACTGAACGAGTGAAACCATTGAAATACAATGTGTCAATGTAGCTAGAGTGAGCACGAAGGGTTAATGTAACAACATCACCACACTGTACGTTAAAATTAGCAACATCTGTAATTTGATTTGCAGCAGTAGGGCAACCATTTACTTTGTACCATTCTGTTACATTAGAACTACATCCAGCTCCAGAAGGACAACCCTTAATCTTATCAGATCTTTTTGAACCTAATAGATAAGTGTTAACTCTACCTTGAGCAACGTAAAAATAAGGAGAAGCAGCAATATTAGCAGCTGTTGCTAAAGTATAGTCACTTCTAAAAATACCAACTTGACCTGCAGTGAGGTCTTGGGTTGAACCAGAGCTAGGAAGAGCAGTCTGTCCTACTGGCACCACGAATAACGTGGTTAATGAAAAATCAGCCATTTTTTATATTAATTTAATTGTTAAAATTCTTATTCATTTGTTTGAATCCTGTATGTTGCACTTTGTACAGCAGATTGATTCTCAGTGTACATTGCTAGATTCTGCACTGTTAAATCTAAAAGTTCATCTTCTAGATAAGATTCTAGTTCACAATTTCTATCTACAGAAGCAATATTATCAAATCCTATATATCCTGCTTTATCAATGTAGTCAGGATATCTCATATAAGATATGTATAGATCTGTAGGGATAAATGTTCCATCTGTAAATACAGATATTTCGTCAGAAGATATGGAGTTAAATGTTTCTTGATATTCAAAAGAAGGTTTATAATGTTCATTGTTTATAATGAACTGTATATCTCCATGTTTAGCAAGATCTCTATTGATCCATATTTTTCTACCTTTACATCTACCCTTATCTGCAAGTATATAACTATCTATATAGAACATATACTTTGGTAGTAAAACATCAATGGAGGTTGTCCATTGATTAATTTCTTTATTAGTTTCTGTTAAATTTAAAGGTTGATGGTTGTACTGTATTACTAGTCTCTGGAGATCTTCATATCGTTTCTTGAACGAATCCATTCCCATACCACTAGCTACACTAAAACCATCAACCTTTTGTTTTATAAGTTTTATCTGAGCTTCATTTAAAGCTAAGATTTTGTCCTCAAGATTGATTTGTTGATGATCATTCGTAGATAGTTTATTTAATCTTTGATCTATTTTATATAATAAACTATCTACTGGTATCATACAGATGCTAATTTTTTGCTTTTAACTTTTTGTTCAAGAGTGATTAACTCATCTTGGTTGTCATCATCAACAAGGAATTTAACTAAATCTTCTTCATCCTTTGCAATTTCAAACTCCCCTTCGTACACTTTACCATTTGGTTTTACTCTGTATACAGAATGAGTAACAGCTTGTTTAACTAAATCTTTAATATGGAGCAAGTTTTCTTTCATGTCAGCAAATCTGCCAAACACTTCAACTGGATTTAATCCTAAGAATTTACCATTGCTAAACTCTGTTTGTTTAAGAACATTATCTACAAGGTTGTAAACCACTTCTTCTTTAGTATCATCTGTAACAGGTAATCCTAATAGACGAGCCACTTTTCTTTTCTTTTCAGGAGTCATTGAATCAAACTTAACAATAGCCTTGTTGATCAATTGCTTCTTCTTAAAGATGACAGCATTTTCAATTTCATCATCAGCTACATAGAACTGAGAGTCTGCTGGATATTCACCTCTTTCCCATGCTTGATAACTCGAAGCAATAGTTGGGTGAACACGTAACCATGAGAATGCTAATTCTTGAAAAGGATTTGTTAAATCAAAATAATTATCTCCATCTAATAACTTTACAGGTTTTACGTGCATCGTATCATCTGTAGATGTAGATAGACCATAATTCCAAAATGCTGAACGAGGACCTAAATCAATACTTCCTAATGCTTCTTCTAGTTTTATTTTAAGATTTTTCACTCTTTCAATTTCCAATTCTTTTTCAAGAGGATCTTGAATTCTTCTAATGTACGCAGCATTAACATCTAGTCCTGTTCTGTACTGACCATCAAGTTCTTTATAAGGATACTTGAATACGCCTGTTCCAGGAATTCTTGTCATACCTTGTGCAGCAAGGCCTCCTTGCATTGTCTGTAATTGAGAGTTGTTATAATCTCTTTTAAGTGTGGCGATTTTTCCTATCTTGCCCATATGTAGTTTAATTTATTTGGTTTTGTAAAAAGAACCAAGAGCTGTTCTTGTGGGAAGCAAATGATTACTGTTGCAGAGTGTTTCCATCGAAGGAAATGCAATGAGACATAGAATCTCAATCATCACTCTGAAAAGAGAAGATAGGCTCCCACAGGTGGGAGGATGTAAGGAGCCTATTTCTCAGAGAAAAGGTCCACTCTATTCGCCCTGTTCAAGCTGGGAAGGGGAGTGGACATGTTGTGTTATTAGAACTGAGGGATTTCTTCGATCAAGACTGTACGAGACAAATCTTCGATAAATACATCACAACGATCTTTCATCCAGATTTCGTATCCTGGGAATTTGTTAGCAGAGCTCATACCTTGAGATTTTGCAAATCCTAAGTGATGACGAGTTCCATCAATATAACCCCAAGTCATAGAAGGTGCACCCTTCATACGTACTTCACGAATGTTATTAATCATTGAACCATCAGACATTGGAGAAACATCAAATACCATAAATACAGGAGTTGATTTCTTGTTCTGTCCAAATTCAAGATTAGATTGTGGTAAGTCTAATTCTTTCAAGTGGATTAGTTCAACACGACCAGTCTCACGAGTTACCATTGCATCGAATGCAAAGTTGTAAGTGATGTGTTGTCCTTCACCTTGCATATATCTGTTACCAGAATCTGCCATGAATGTTAAGCCTGAATTTAAAGCATCAGTCTTAAGTGCTTGTTGGAATACGTCAAAGCCAGCTTCGTTAGTGTACATCTTTACACGTCTGTCTTTAACATCCACACGACGATAGAATAAATCTCCAAATACTGAACGAATCAAGTTTGCAGAGAATTCACCTCTATTGTATTGTACTAAGTTACCATTGTTACGCATTCTGTGATAAACACCAGCAGATGTACGCTTAACTTCTTGCTTAGAACCATTGGTCTTCACTGTTCCTGGCTTAGACCAAATCATACGCTTAACCTTAAGTTCTAGCATAGACTTACGCATCCAGAATTCAATGAATGGCTCCCACTTAACATCATTACGAGTTAATGGAAGTTGGTTACGTCTCTGTGGAGCATATACTAGAATATCTAGAGCTTTACCAGAAGCATCAACCATCATCTTGTCATCAGCCCACTCAGTGATTTTATGCTCATAACCATATGCAGAACCTAAAGATTCAAACATAGTTATTTGCTCACCTAAACGTGGAAGACCTAATAAATCTTGATCAAATTCACCAATTGCAGCATCAACTAATTCTAGTTCAATACCAGACTTTAGGAATGTAGAACCAACGAAATCTACTGTAGGATTATCAGTCACCAATGTGAAAGAATAAAGGTAACCCATATTCCAAGGCACAGGATCTTTGATTACGTAGAAACGTGGACCATATTGACGAGATCCTACAGAGATGATAGCGTTCTTAGAGAATTCATTAGTATCAAGTACTAAAGAAAATTCTTGACCATCAATACCTGGCTTACTCAACAATAATGTTGAATCTGGTACGTCAATAATTTTTGGGAACTTGTAAGGAACTTGAATCTGCCATTTCCAAGCATCACTATTATTATCAATGTAATAAGGTGTGCTCTTGTTGATCATGTCCAAGAAATCATTACTGTACAATGAGCTCTGGGTGTAAAGACTGATAATTTTTTTATCATAGTCTGCAGGCTCAGTTGAGTGAAAAGATTCTAAGTGATTAGAATCAGTTAGCTTACCAACAGCACGTTTGTCCATTGAAGCTACTCTCGCATAAGTAAAACCAGTTAAACCTGGGATTGTTTGAATTGCCATTTTTTATTATTTTAAATTATTGTTGATAAATTATAAAAACCATGAATCTGATTTTTCTGATTTGCTACCTTTGACAGAACTTTTCTGTACTTGTCTTGCCACTTCTCCAAATAGGTCATTTGACTTTTTAGTCACACCTGTCTTTTGGATTGTTGAAAGGGTTGGATCTTTTTCTAACATCTTTAGTAGAAGAGCCACTTTAACTTTCATTGGGTGATTTTCAGGTCTTTTTAGTTCTAAGATAGTACGATCAAAATCAGTAAGTGTTTCACCAGATGTTGTTTTATACTTATCTACCAATAAGAAATCCTGTAGTTCACTTGCTATTTTAGGATTTAATGGAATACCATCAAACTCTTTTGCTTTCACTCTTTCTTGAAGAATAGACTGAACGTTATTTATGTACTGATTTTTAATATTTGCTTTTTGTTGCAATTCCTTTTCAGAGGCTTGCTCCATTTGTTGAAGCTTTTGAGCTTCTTTCTTTACTAACACCTTATGATGTTTAGTTGCTACTGATTCAAGATCTCCATAGTTTTGAAGTCTTTCCACTTCTGTTTCTACATCTTCAGGTTCAAATCCTTGATCAGTTAGAGCTTGTTTAATTATTGCCACCTGATTTTTTTCTTGTGAAAGATCCATCTCAGAGAAATTGGCTATAGAATTAAATGTATTAAAATATTCTTTTGGATCAACTCCTTTAACAAATATGGCATCAAATGCTTGTTGATAGTCTTCTCCAAATTGGCCAATGAATTTATTCACAACCTCAATAGCACCTTTCTTCTTCTCTACTTCAAACTTTTCTAAGAATTCTTCAGGAGTGTTAATCTCTGCATCTTCTTCATCCTCCTCTGAAGTGAACACTCCAAGTTTGAATAAGTCTTTAGCAAGAGCTCCAAATTTACTCACTTCTGTAGAATCATCTTCTTCAGATTCTTCTGTAGATGCTTTTGGTGCAGCAGGTGCTGGAGCAGCTTCTTCTTCTTCATCCTCATCATCATCTAATAAGAAATCTGTTAATCCTTTTTGAGGAGTATCTTCTTTCTTATCTGAATCATCATCTGTAATAGTTTTTACAGAAGCAGGTTTAGTCTTTGCAGGAGCAGGGTCTTCAATGTTCTTTACAATATCTTGTAAGTCCTCAGGATTACTTGTAGAAGTTTCTGGTTCAAATAAATTATTCAGAAGCTCTTGATTTCCTGCACCCATTTCCATAGTATTCTCAATACTAAAGCCAAATGAGTTGCTATCTAAATTATCAGCCATATGTAGTTTGTTTTATTGTATTTGGTTTATAAATGTAAAAATATGTAACATCTCTGGGATTACAAAGACTTATATAGGTAATCCTCTATTTATTCAAGATAATATAGCATTAAAATATTTCACTTTCTAACTAAAAATGTTTATTTTTTCTTTGCTCTACCTTTTGCATTCTCTTTTGCCACAGCCAAGTCATTTGCTTGATTCTCTCTATCCACTTGTAACTTCTCTCTTTCAAGTTGAAGCTTCTGCATTTCCTTTCTATTATCAGAGTTTATCTGTGCCATCTTTATCTCATAGTCTTTAGCAGCTTTCATTTGATCATTAGATAGTTTGCTTATCTCAAGAACATCAGGAACACCACTAACATCTAGATCAGACAAAGGACCACTCTTAGATTCAGCAGCAATAAGAGCAATTTCTTTCTTATTAATTCTATCTAATTCATTCTGATAGTTTTCATTGGCTACTTCTTGGTCTTTCATACTTTGTGCTTGAGCTATTTGAGCTTGGGCTATTTGACCTTGTTGTTCTATTCTTTGTTGTTCTTGTTGAGCCTTTTGTTGCTCCATAGCTATCTGTTGATCTCTAAGAGTTTTAAATACTTTCTTCATT